AGACATTATTTTTGCACTTGTTGGAGCATCTGCTTCATTAGTTAAAAGAGTTGTAGGTTTACTTCTATATGACGTTGTAGCAACACCATTGTAGAAATTTTGTCCGGGATTGGCAAACCAAAATGAACTTGCATCTACCATAACTTAGACATCTCCAAATGCTAATTGAACTGCACCAAGAAGTATTTTTCCATCGGCTTGTATCATGTAAGGAATAACATCAACTGCACCACCTGTTGTGCTTAGTACTAATTCTGTAGCTCCGGGAACAAAGTATTGAGCTGCGGCAGTAGATATAGTATTAGTACCACCAGCATCTTGTATAAGTACAAATACTCCTGATTGTCCTGCCACCTCATCTCCGGGGTCAGTCAACACTAAATTACTAGTCAATGTCCATACAAAGTTTGTGTATTGTGAAAAGTCAGGTGCTGTGCTTCCACCTGCTGATGTATCTATATGTGTATTTGGTGATACTGCTTGATTAAACACTATCGCTAAGGCATTTCCTGTATCAGAGGATATGCTATCTAACGCAATGCTTCCTACGTTGGTTATATTTCCCTCTGAAGCATCTAAACTATCTACTGTGGCAGCACCAAAGTTTACTGCACCTGTCGTAGTTATTGTTGAAGCACCATTATTAATAGTGCCAAACCCACTTGTGATTGACCCTGTATCTAATGCACCTGTTGTAAGTATGCCTGTACCACCTGCAATAGGACTGAAAATAGAAGCTATTGCAGTACCACCTATTGTAATTGCATCAGCTTCTAGTGTTCCATCAAAGTCTCCATCTACAGCATCAATATTACCTGATATGTTTAAAGCAGTACCAATTAATGTTTGTGTAAGTGTTATTTGTCCATTTGAAGCTATGGTCATAGCATCTACATCTGACGCAGAGCCAATAGTTTTACCATCTCCTATGATTATATCATCAGTAAAAGTTGCAATGCCTGTTATAGCAGCAGTACCACTGATTTCTACATTACCATTTAAATCAATTAATGTTGAAGTTAAATCTATCTCATCATCAGCGACAATAGATAAGTCACCATCGGCAGTAGAACTAATATGTATTGCAGCATCACGAAAGATTATCTTATTGTTAGTGGCTATGGTAGTTGCAGCAGCTATGTTAACTGCACCATCAATATCAACTACATCTAAGTTTGTAGTACCATCTACATCTATATCACCAGCAACAGTTATATTACCAGCAACAGTTAATATGCCATCAGCAAGTGTCATTAAGTCTGTGTCGTTTGTGCGACCTATATTTGAACCATTAATTATAACATCGTCTACAGTTAGAGATGTTAGAGTTCCCAAAGATGTAACGTTAGGTTGAGCAGCATCAACAACAAAATCAAGTGTGCCATCGCTATCTTCATAAGTTACTGTTATATTTGTTTCTGTATTAGAGCTAACCATAGCTCCAACAATATCTTGTATAGCTTCAGTCGTAGGTATTTCAGAAGTTAATGCTAGTGTTCCTGTTGCAACAGGTAAGGTAGCTGTAACATTTCCTGAGTAAGTTGCATGAGCTGCAGCTTCTATTCTTGTATAGTGAAGATTATTACTTTCACAGTAGAAGTCTACATAAGACTTAGCACCACCGTTTTTAATTTTTATTGCACCCTGCGATAAGGCAACACCATTAGAAGAACCACCGTCAACACCTAATGTTCCAGCCACAGTCACATTAGTTGTACCTGTTGGAATCTCTATAACATCGGCATCGGCATCATTTTTAATTGTAACATCATTTGTTGAACCCTGACCAGTTAGGATAAGTCCTTCTGCTGCAGTGTACCCCATAGCCGCATTATCACCTGCCGCTGTATCCGTTGTGGCTTCTAATGTACCACCTGTAATAACTCCAGTTGTTGTAATTGTACCAAAACCATTTGCAATGCTACCACTAGCTAGTGCTCCAGTACTAACTAGATTTGGCATAGCCGTAATTTCGTCATCAAAATAGGCAGCTAAGTCTGTGACTGCCACCTGTTTCATAGCTCCATCATCATTGAATACAACACGGTCAGCATCAACTACAGTAGTAGCACTAGCAGATGTATCACCATCAATAATATTTAGTTCTGTTGTGGTGACTGTTGCACCATCTAATATTTCTAGTTCAGCTTCAGATATACCTGCACTACCAATAGTTAGTGTGCCATTTATATCCACATTACCATTTATATCTATAGTTGTGGCTGCTATTTGTATTTCTGTGTCAGCTACAATGTCTAGTTGTCCATCGGTACTTGAATTGATGTATATAGCTGTGTCTCTAAACTGTAGCTTCTCTGAAGTAGCAATAAGTATGTCATCACTAAATTCAAAATAATCTTCGTCTTCCATCCACGATAATACACCATTATTAGCAAGACCATCAAATGTTAATACTATATCAGCATCTTGGTTTGCTCCTAATGTAATAGCATTAGCAAGTAGTCCTGCAATAGGTCCACCTTCACCTGCTGTACCATCGTGTGTGTGTCCTGACGATGCTGCAAAGGCTGCTAATAACTGATTAAACTCGTCATTACTGTGAGCTGCAGTTATAACATCTCCATCTGCAAATGTGGACTGTCTAGTATATGTATCACCCATTAACGTCTAGCTCCTAATTGATATTCTAATTGAAAACCTTTAAGTGAGTATGGTGCTGTTATACCACCATCTTCTACTTTTAATGCTACAGCAAATCCTGAACCTTCTACAGCCTGTCTAACTAATGGTTCAGATACACCACTGTCGTACACAGTACTAGCAGCACCATACTTAGTATCAGATTGCCCATATATTGTAGCCACTTGAGCAGTGTCTAATGGATATGCTGCAGGTTTAGATGCATTAACATCATCATAATCATACCTTACAAATAAATCTGCATCTAGTGTAGATTCAGGTTTATAGTTTACTATAACTCTTTGCATATGTTTTCTTATTCCGGGGTCATTAAATGTTAAATCAGGACTTCTATACTTTCCTGATATAGCAGTTCCATCAAAGGTATTACCTTGTTCTTGTCTATATATAAAGCCATTTTGATAGTCACCATGTAATACTAGTACGTCACCATTTAATACAAAGCTATCTGTAGCAGAGGGTCTTAAACCACGAACTTCTGCAAATTCAAACTTAGTTCCTTTTAGTACACAAATAATACCTCTAGTAGATTGCTCACTAGTAGCATTTTTAGTAAAAAATATTCTATATTGTGTCTTATCAGTTATAACTACTGAATCAAATTCACTAGCACTAGATATCTGTTCGTTAAAAATAGACTGCACAGCAGAACTTATAGTACCCAATTCAACGTCACCAATTCTAGCTGTACCAGCTACTGTTCTTAAACCATCAGGACCTAAGAATATTAAGTCACCTGCAAATTCTTGAATTGTATCTCCATTAATACAACCTATATTTCTTGTTACATCAGATACTGCAAAGTTTGAACTTGAAGTTCCTGCTAATTTAAATATCCTAGTTTCACAAAATATAAATAAGTTATCACGGAAAACTTTTATGCCTGTTATCTCGTCATCAACTTTAAAGCTACCTGCTCCTACAGATACACTAAGAGAACTTTCTTGAAATGGAGAACTAAATACCACCTCTTGTTTGTTTGTACTCATACCTGCATAAAACATATGATTCTTAAAAGAAGCTATATGTTTAGCACCTGCTACAGCAGGAGGAAATTGGTCTGCTACAAAAGCACCGACTGCATGGTCTGCGGCAACACTGCTTGATGTTGCTCTTGTTACCCCTGTAAAAGTTACAGAAGTTTTTCCTGTATATGTAAATGTTTCATCGCCTATAAGCAAAGAACCTGAACTATTAAATTGCGAAGTATCCCTAACTACTATAGTACCAGAACCAGTCATGCCTGTGCCTGAAGCAATAGCTACAAGCAAAGATGTAGACTCTCCTGTACCTACACTAGCTGCAGCAATGTCTGTTGCTGTTAAACTAGAATTAAATACTGTAGGTGCATTTACACCATCAACTACAATTATCTTGTCTGTACCATCAAAGTTAAATCTTTCAAAGTTATACTTACCTGCATTTGTTCTACCACTATCTATACTAGTCCAAGATGAACCACCCGGAGTTGCACTATATATACTAGTACCTCTAGCTGCTAATACTTTATCACCGAAGGTAGCAACCATAAGTATTTTTTCTATATCAGATGAAGTAAAAGGTACAATTACTGGTACATATTTTGAGTATCCATTAATACGTCTATATCCACCTTCAATAGCAGGTTCAAAGTTTTTAAGTTCTAATGCTTCACCCGGTTGCATCATAAAGGTAGATTTGTTTAATACTAATCCTCCTTCTAAGTTAAAAGCTGAAGGAGAAGTTTGAGATTCATCTGCCATTTAGAGAGACCTAACATCTAGCATACTTGCATTACTTGAATTTCTAGGTATAAAAGTAGAACGTATATAAGAGAATTTATTTATTAATAGTGTTTGCATATTCTTTATGCCCTGCTCAAATCTCTGCATATTTAATTGATACTGTTGTGTTTCACCTCTATACTGATATACAAATGCTGTAGCACCATCTATAATTACAGGTGCAAATCTATCAGGTATAGATGTAGTACTTCCATGTACAGTCATATCTGTAGGAAAAGTATAATAGTCAAACTTTATAGCATATGATTTATCAGGGAAGGGATATAGAAGATAGTTATTATCAGGAGACCTGACTACAAACTCAGGAACACCACCTCTACTAAATTGTGCTACTGTTACACCACTTGCAATAGTAGTAGCATTGCTTCCTCTCGTACATCCTGTGAAGGTAGTACTAGAACCAATAGCAGTGTAGTTAATGCTTTCATTACCTATTACAATAGTGCCTACAGCATCAAATCCTGTTGTACTACTAACTGTTATAGTTGTAACACTATCTGTGTGAGTAGTTGTAGTAGTCGTTGTACTTATTTCATCTTCTTGGTCTATAACTCTATTAACATAATCATTATAGTCTAGTAATCCAAGTTTATATCCACTATTACCTAAGTCACTATCTTTGACTATTCTAAATGTATTATAGTCTACTGTCTTAGTAGATGTAGGTAAACTATATCTAACCACACCTGCTGTTACTGTTTTAGTTTCAGTCGCATGATTAAATGGATAATTAAACTCTCTCTGATTGATAAACCTAATTGATTCATTAATTGCGTTTTGGCATTGAACTTGAATACCCCTAGCACTAGAAAAAGTTGACGAAGTTAGTGCAACCTCATTCAACCTTGCTATTACTTTATTTGTTAGTGTTAGGTAAGTTTCTGCCATGTTAATTCC